AAGAGCTCCGGCACGCGCCGTCAGTTCACGCCGAAGTTCCTGCTTGTCCAGAAAGCCGACATTGGCATTCTCTTGCACATCCCCCAGCAGCTCCAAAGCCGCTTCAAGGGCGTTACGGCTGCTGTTCGACAACCAGCCCAACATGTCGCCAACGCCGCTCAGATCGATGTCGACATAAACATCCTTATCTGAAAGCAGGATGTTGGGCGTGATGACTGGAATGAAATCCGACCACAGCGTTGGCCTATCACCTTCAGGAATGTACCGGCCTCGAACGCCGTAATTTTCATTCGGCAGCAGGCTTTGCGAGATCAGCATGGAACCGGCTTGAGGCTGGTCCGTGCGCCCTTCTGTCACTTTCTCAAGCGTCGCAAACAGCCGAACTTCGTATTCAATGCCGATAACATCGTCGAGACGGCCGTCCGAATTATCCCACGTCAGGCGGATAGCTGGCCGCCGATCGACACCGAGGTTGTCTTTGACTGTAGCCGGTTCAGCAAACCAGTCGACTATCGGTTGCGGCTGGGGTCGTATGACACCGATCGCGCCATCAACCGGAGGCTGGAAGTCTGTATCGCTATCCCAGTCGTAGTCGGCAGGATCTACCTCTGTGATGTCGATCATCACATCAAGGTTGGCCCGGTCAGCAACACCGTCCACACGCATCAGCTTGTTGACGTAGCCATTGCGAACTGAAGTCCACTCGATCACCTCACCAGGCGTAACGTAAGGCCAGAATTTCGGCGGCAGCACAAGTGTGTGTCTGCGAAAGCGCCGCGCCTCCTCAAGTGCCGATTTCATCAGCCGCTGCACCTGTTCAGCGTAAGGCACAAAGTCCAATGGAACATCAGCCATCAGGCGGCGGTTGCCGTCCTCGGCCTCAAGATCAGGACGATAGAGCGGTGGCGCAGTCTTGGTAACCCATCCATCTGTCTGGGATGGATAAGTCGCAGAGACGCCATTGATCGTATCTGCCAAACCAAGAAAAGGAGTGAATTCCTGCTCTTCAGTCGAAAGAATATCCGCATCAGTAAATGATACAACAGGACCGTCTGGCGATCCGCAGTGAAGGGTATAGACACCACCAACTTCTGAAATCTTGCCTTGGCAGGCCGTCAGCAGCGCCTCAACAGCAGTCGTGATCTGCGCGTCGACATGTATCTCGCCACCACTGCGATATGTTGCCTCAAGGCCAGATGCGCCCAGGATGCTGGCGCGGCACTTGTTGATCTGTGCGATCCAGTTTGCTGCAGGTAACCGAGCTGCCGCGAGGTTCTGTAAGCCGTAGAACCACTCGCCGTTATAGTCGACGCCGCGAATGATGTTGTAAAGCTGGACGGCTGGCAGGGTGTCGCCATCACCGCCCCACGTGGAGGGATCGGACCATCGATGCGAACCGACGCCGCCAGCGGTACTGTCTTTCGTGATGTCGTAGAGCTTACGGCCTTGCAGGACAAACTTGAACGACGGCACCCCGGAAAAAACGTTCTTCGATACGCGGGCTGTCACGACAGCATATGCAACGCCCCTGCCCACTCGGTTCGAATTCCACGAGCGGGAGCCATTCGATGCACCAATAGCAACGCCGTCAGCTACGGTCTGCGTGCCGTCATGGAAACGAACCCAGAGATTGTCGGCATACACTCCGCCGCAGTTCAGGCCATACGCGCCGTTTCCGCCGAGTGGCACCCGTTCGCCATTGACCCAGAATTCGGCAAGTGACGCGACAGGCAAGTCAGCAAGCGCGATAACCTGCGTCAGGTAGGCGTTTGGTGTGTCACCGTCCTTACCCCACGTATTGACCCAGACCAGAGAACCGGCAGTCGCATACCGCCCGATAATAAACGATCGCGGCAGATCGCCGCCACCTTGCATGGTGCCATTGATGGCGAAGTTCTGCGCTGACGACTTCTGTCCAGCAAGCGCCTGGCCGAGCAGGCTGACGCCAATACCGACAGCAGTCTTTAGAAGAAACGATCCTACAGCGCCGAGGCCGCCGATGAATGCAGACACGCCACTGACAAGCGAGGCGATCCCGGTAAAAATAGCCATCGATTTTCCTTGGTCGCCGCTAGCGCAGCGGCTTCATGAAATGTGTTTCGACGGCGGCGTAACCGCGCCGCTCGTAGATCTTGGAAACATCGTTGCTCGACAACGAAGCCATGCCGATAGAGGCGCAGCCGACAGAACGTGCCCAGGCTTCGTAAGCATCAAGCATATCGAAGGCGCAGCGCCCGCGAGCCGATGATGCAACGAACCAAACGGTTTCCTTGGCAATCCTCCCAGCGCCGAAAGGGTGGTCAAAAGCCACGGCCATGAGAATAGCTTGGGCGGGATCTCCAGCCACGAACACACAAGCAGAGGCTGACGCCATGTGTTGCTGAAACAGATTATCCGCCCTCGCCGCTTCGAAGGGGTATTCAAGCCCCGCCGCAGCATGACTGTCGCGCAGCAAGGCCACCACGCGATCGCGGTCTGCCTGATTTGCAAAGCGCACCTTCATTAGAATATTCCGAGAAACTTTTTGCGCTTGGGCTGCGTGGCGATCTTGCCCTTTTCACTTCCCCAGAAGAATTCCCACTCCTGGACGGTCGCCGCATCCTGGTAAAACGTATCGCTTGGACTGCGCAAAATCTGCGTCGCATGGCTGCGTGTAGAAGGGTTTGCGCGTGTCATCTCCTGAGTGTGGCTGGCGCAAATAAGCGTTACAGACCCTTCGTCATTTTCGCGCGGAGTAACGATGTTGACGTTGTCGACGAAACCGACAAACCGGCATTCTGCCGGAGCTACCATTTGACGACTGTCCGGATCGAACAGTCCGCGGTAGACTTCGACCCGAGCCTGTCGGCAATCATATTCGCGCACCAGCTGCTCGACATGATCACTGACCTGCGACATGCGAATGTTGACATTCTGGACCGAGAGATTGTTGACCAGCGGAATGTCATCGATCTGAACAAGTGTGCCGGATCCGTACCAGTCACGCGTTACCGGTAGTCCGGTATCGGGATGGACAACGGCTGCGGATATGTTTCCAACATCCGACCACATGCCATCGGTCACCGGCACCCCGGTGGCGCGATTACGCACAACCAGCCAGAGAAAGTCACGCGCAACCAGTTGCCGCGCTTCAAGAGCGGCAAGATTGTCCGCAGAGATATAACGCATTATCGGGCCTCGATTGCCTGAAACGTGATAGAACCACGCCCTGTTGCGAGATCTGCTGTCGTTGAAACTGAGCCAGGCACAATCGACATGATACAGGAGGGCTTGACCACAGTCACAGATCGGGGAGCAACAACACCCGGCCACAGGTGAGGACGGACCTCGAACTGTCCGGTATATCCATCGCTCGCAGCCTGGACAGGCTCCATAACCATATGAAGATCTTTGTCGCCGATCTGGATGTAATCGCCGACCGACAGCTGATAGCCAGCCGGTAGACCATGCACCCCAACTGCCTTGCGATTGGCCGCGATCGTGGTCAACTCAGCCACACCATCGAATGCGCCACCGGTTGGCCAGCTTCCATTCGGATATGCGACGGGAAAACACCGCGACTTCGAAAAGGCCCGAAAAGTCTTCAGTCCGTTTTCAAGACTGGCCAGACGAGCGCGCCAGTAATCAAGCTGGTTAGGCCTCATCACCTTGGAGCGCACTGTCATTTGCCATAGAGGCGACCCGAGATCCTTGACAACAGTCTGCCCGCCAGCCGTGCGGGATTGCTCCTGCCGCCACAGCAACTCAAATTCTGTTGTCCACCCCGGCAGGTCATCGAGAAACGACAACGGGAGTGGGTATGTAATAGCCATGCATCACCCCAGTTTGACGTTTCTCTTTTGTGCCGAGCGCACCGCCGCTTCAACGCGGCCTTGCATTTCAGCGCCCTGCTTGGCCACGACCTGTTCCAGTCTTGCCACTGCCGCAACGTCCGCACCTCGCGCGTCAATGACGGGGGCAAAACTCAGCGACACATTTGCCCCACCCGACGTTGAACCACCACGTGGAATGATCCGCTCACCCTTTTGCAATATTGCCGGAACTTCATCCGGCTTAAGTCCAGCCACGCCACCGGTGTGGTAGCGAGTCGCGCCGTTGAATACGGATGGAGAAACCGACCTTCCATGGCCGTATCCATCCCGACCAGCAACGCCTCCAGAGTGGAGAATGCCTGGAATAATCTTTCCGCCAAACAAGCCGCCTGAACCGCCACTGAACAGACCGTCGAAGGCGGAGTCCAGCAGGCGAGATGCAATTCGGTCAAGGGCATTTGCCAAGATGTCAGCGCCGCTTTTCCCATCCCGAAGATCAGAAACAATCCCCTGCAACACTTCTCGGCTTGCATCCTGCAACGCCAGCATTGCATCTCTGTTGGCCAGGATGGCGTCACGCTCCGCATACGTCTGCTCAATCAGCTCCGATATTTTTGCCTTCTGCTCATCTGTGGCGACAGCACCAGCCTGGCGGAGCGCGTTGGCCTTGGCGCGCTCTACATCGGTCGCCTCAAGCATATCCTGCTCGAATTGCAATTGAGCAATGAGCTCAACAACAGCTTCCTTTTCGCGCTTGATTTTTTCCGCCTCGGCGTCGCGAGTTTTACGTCCACCACCCTTTGGAAGCCCTTCCAATTCGATGAGTGGACGCCGATCAGGTACGGGACCAGTCTCAGGCGTCATGAAGCCGCCATTCTGAATGTTGCTCTCGGCATCCCTATCTACGCCCGCATACGTCCCTTGTGATGGGAACAATGCCGTCGTCGCAGCGCCTGTCTCTGCGTTGAGCTTCCTGACGCTGCCCGCAGCATCGAGTGCCGACGCCGAGAGATTGTCAAACATCTTCCTGAAGGCGTCGATTGATGGAATACCACTGCTGTTGATAGCTGCCGAAAGTGCATCTTGCACTCGGTGCACGTCTTCAAGTTTCACAGAGCCATCATTGGCTGCAGACGTAAACTCGTCGAATGCACGCTGGAGACTTAAGATTACTTCAGATTCTTCACCAGCAGTTTGTAGCTCATTGACAAGGTTCGCGATCTCCAGGCGCGCATCTTTCACAGATTCCTTCACGTCTTCGAGGTTTTGCGCGTTGATAATCTGCGCACCCTGCTGAAGGGCAGCTATCTTTTGGGTTCTCTCCAGCTCATCTGCATATTCACGCAGCGCCGGAATAGTATCACCCCATTCCTTTGCAAGATTTCGGATTAGCTCCCCTTGCTTCTGGAGCGTTTCTTCAGACTTGTTACCTTCAGAAATCACACTGCCGAAATACTGAAGCGCTGTGCCGCCAAGGCCAACGAATGCCAGTGCGGCAAGGTTGATGGGGCTCAGGATCGAAGTTGCCGCTCCGCCAATAGCAGTGAGTGAACCCCTAAGTCCCAACGCACCCAAGTTCATTTGTGAGATCTGCTGGATGCCGATAAGCCAAGGAGACTGCCCGCCAGCTAACTGAACGCCAATATCCTGAAGCTGATACGTCATGTTGACCGCTTGCGCGTTGGACTGCTTCATAGCGCGCTCTAGGTCATTTGCATTCTTAATGCCCGATTTCAGCGCATAATTGCTGTTGGCGGCAATGCCGTTGTACGCATTCGCACCCGACTTTTCGATGCCGCCGAAGGCTGCCTCGATAGCCTTCGTGTCACGTTGTGTCTGGCCGACAAGGCTCTTCATCTGGCGCTGAATTTGGCGCACGTCCGCACTGATGCTAAGGACAAGTTGTTCGTTATCTGTAGCCACAGGAAGACCTCATGAAATACGCTTTAGCATTCGTGATATTGATCTACAGCCAATCCACATTAATGGGTCAGCAGCGCAAGCCTCCTCCAGTACCGTCTGCAGGCGACAGCGAGCAAAAGAAGGTGGAGGTATGCAAGAAATCGATCAGCGAGGAAATCGGCTGGCAACTGGGAGACGCCAAGAGGCTGAGGGAGTGGTGCCGCGACAATGGTTACATCACATATCAGCAACAGCTTGAAGCTGAGAAGATCGTTAAATGACATCACGATGACTGCAACCACTCGAAAAGATCGTCTTTCTCAGCCTCGGTTAGCCTCTTGTCTCCCTCAGGGTCATTCATCTCTATAAACCCGTCTAGTGCTGCAAGATACTCGAAAATGGAGAGGGCAAGCACCTGTTGCGGCGGCATGCCCATCGCAATACCGTTTGCGATAATGGCGGCAAATCGTATTTTCCCGTTAGGGAGCGGAGCCTCCGCTTTACCTGACTTGCCGCCGCCTATTTTTTTCCGACATCTTCCTCCGGTGCACCAACGACACCTGCGCCGAGAACCTTTTGAGCGACCGCAAGGTTCGCGAGTGGGATATGCCCTTGCACCTCATCAGCAACAAGCTTGATCGCAGATTGCTGGTCCATCCCAGCTCCGATCAGTCCCCATTTGATGACTTCCGAGATATCCTGCAATCGCCATCGACCGGTCACTAGACGATCAAGGACAACAAAAGGCCCAGCGTCGCAAGCCTCCTGTATCTTCATAAGTTCTCGCCACGACAGCTTGAACATCGTCATCTGACCGTTGAAGGCCTCTTCGCTTGACCCGTCCCTGCTCATTACGGCGCTGCCGGCGTAACTGTCCGCACCATTTCGCCATCGCTCTGCATCGACACATTGAGCGTCGCGCGACCGGCATTTGCTGCACCAGCCTCAAGGCTTTCGATCTGCATGTATCCGGTCCACGTGATCGTCTTTGCCGGGAACTCCCATTCGATTTTCACAGGGACAGAGTCCAAACTCTCCCACCCCTCGACCCAAGCCTCAACGCTTTCCTCGGCCAAGACACCCTCGCCGGAAACAGTCATCGAAAGAGAAGTGGCGTCACGGCCCACCCAGTCAACTTTGTCAGGGTCATCACAGTCCGGAATATTGACCTCTTCCAGACCCTTATTGAGAGTAATCGACCGCTGCGTAAAACCGCAAGGCGCTGCGTAGAGAGGCGGATCGGCTTCGTTCCCGAGCAAAATACGGAACTTGCCCCCCTTGATGGTGGTTGCTTTTGCCACAGCTTTTCTCCTGAAGAGTTTAAGGTTGTTCCGCGACACCTTCGAAGGTCATCACGGCATGCGAGGTAAGACCGTCCGGATCTCGGAAAGATCTGGTCTGTCGGTGGTTGAAATAAACAAGAGCATTTGTTGCCAGCTCCAAGTCAGGACACCTGAGTGCATTGCGCACCGCGTCACTGATGGTCTTGCATTGCTGGAAGCCCGGTTCACGAGACCAGATATCAATATCCATCGACAGCTCGAAAGCATCTATGCAATCGGCATCATCACTAGTCTCGTCGACTGTACCAAGCGTTATGTAAGGAAACTCCGCGCCGTCAGGAACAACATCGTAAATGCGGTTCCCCACCACGGACGACAAATCAGCTGTCGCCCGCAATCGAGCGACGATAGCTACCTGCAATTCATAAGCTGGAGAGGCCATGATCAGCCCTTTGCTTTTTTGACGGCATTTCGGACTGCGGCGGCCATTCTTCGTTTAATCTTCGGCCTTTCCTGCCGATAAGTCGGAAAGATGTGCGGCCGCTTTGCCATTTCCACCGTACCAAATTCTAGAAAGCGCCAGATAAAGTCCGCGAAGACCCCCGTAGCGTTCGGATCTTTGGTCTGATTTTTTAGCCCGCCCCCACCAACCGATCTCTCCTTTGGACGGTTTTCCAATCGATCGGCCTGAATGCTCGCCTGGTATTTCCCGGTACGAGGCCCCGGCGCGCGAGGCTTGATCTTGGTTGCAAGACTCTGAGCGCTTTCCATCTGCGCCTTGGCAAGCTCCTTCTCGGCCTCAGGAACAATTCCATTGAGAAGCCGCATGGTTTTTTCGCGACTAAGAAAGGTTGCCTTGACCTTCATCCGCTGGCAACTCCGCTCTGACACAGGAAATCAAGCCACAGCCGATCGGTCGTCGGCGTGACATCACGGATGTTGAACTCGGCCCCTGACCGAACATCTCTCACCCGCCAGTCCGTATCCACCTGCCGTGTTTGCGATGAGGAACGGACAAAGATGATCTGTGGATGCTGGCCTTGAAGTCGGTCAGCCATGACACTTTCGCCGCCGCGCAAATGCGTAAAACCTGCCCGCACCTGAAACTGCTCAACCCACTGACCGACAAAGACGCCATCCCCCCGATCAATCTCCTGCCGCTTGTCGAATGCGACACGGTGAAAGAGGTCACCGGCTGATCTCGGTTTCGCCATTGTTCAGCGCCTCCGCATCTTTGCCA